TTAACAGGCTTGAACGAATACTAATGGGGTCAGCAGCAGCGATTATTGCAGGACTGGTTTCCATAATTGTAACTTTGACAACAACTTAAAGGAGGTGATCAAATGCCGGGATATGGAATGGGTAAAGATAAAAAGAAAAAAGCTATGTATGAAAAAGGTAAGACAGTATTTAAAAACTGTCCTAAGTGTAAAACTAAGCGAGCATGCGCTGTTGCGAAAAAATGCTTAGCTAAAGTTTACTCATAGGGTTGATGGGTAATGCACGGTGTTAGAGTATGTAGCAGCAGCGAATGCAGCGTATTCCGTAATACGCAAGGCAGTTGAAAACGGTCGTGAGCTAACCTCTGTTGGTAAGCAGATTGCGGCTTTTACACATGCTACAGATGATCTAGCTAAGCACGCCCATAAAAAGAAAAACAGTATATGGTCAAGCTTTACGGGTAAAGATGAAAGTGACCTAGAAGAGTTCATGGCTCTTGAAGAGCTAAAACAAAAAGAAAATGAACTCAAACAGATGATGATATACTTAGGTAGGCCGGGCCTACATAGTGATTATGTAAAATTTTGCGTGGAGGCAAGAAAACGAAGACAAGAAGCAGCTAGAGAAAAAGAAAGGAACAGAGCAGCATTTATGGAAGGACTTCAAAACTGGACAATCGGTATAATAGTCTTTGCGTTGCTAGCAGGAGTTCTAGTCGGTGGCCTCTGGTTGTTACGATATAAAGGAGTAATCTAATGTCGGTTCAGAAAAAACTCCAAAAAGACTCAAAACTTAATCCTCTCGATACTGATGGTGATGGTGTAGTTGATGATCACGAGCTACATGTTGCTGAAGTAGAACACGATCTCAGAAAACAAAGAGCACAAAGACGCATGGCTACAGCTTGTTTGATAGCTATGGGTGGTTTTACTGTGGCCATGTTTTTTGTAGATATAGCTAGAGTACAGGCTTTAGCTGATATTAGTAACCTCTTTTACATCACAGGCGGTGGTGTTGTTGCGGCATATATGGGGACAACAGCATGGGTGCAAAAGAAATAAAATAGTGTATAAACAATGATATGGCTACAAAACTAAATGAAAATACTGAAGTTGCACTACCACTCAGAAATATTATTACTATGGTGGCAGCAGCTAGTATTGCAACGTGGGCATACTTTGGGATCATAGAACGGCTCAACCAAATGGAAACAAGTATTACCATGATGGAAGCCGATCAAGAACAGAATACAGAGTTCCGAATTAAATGGCCTCGGGGTGAGATGGGTAGTTTACCTGCTGATTCTGAGCAGTTTATGCTTATAGAACATTTAGCAAAAGAGCTAGAAAAACTTCAAACTCAAATAGAAAGTGGTCAAGCACCGTATGACCAGCAACAAAAATTGACTTTGGAGTTTTATGAAAAACGTATAACAACTATAGAAGAAAACATAGAAAAGATGAGGAATGGGAATAAACCATGATAGAGCTAGTCTTTGTGTTACTTCTATACAGCAACGGAGAAGCTATAGAATACACACCCTATGATAAATTATCAGAGTGTTTGTCTACAAAAAGGACAATTAAACGTAACGTTAACGGCGGTGTAAACTTTGATAACCAGTGGAAATGTAAAGAACTAAAAGTAAAGCTGGAAAAAAATTCAGATGGGAGTTATGATATAGTAGAACTTATTGAGGAGTAATTATGCTACAAACGTTAATAGGGCCAGTAACTGGCTTACTTGACAAGTTCATAGAGGACAAAGATCAAAAAGCGAAGCTCGCTCACGAGATCGCTACGATGTCCGAAAAACATGCCCAACAAATTGCGCTCGCCCAAATTGAAGTTAATAAAGCTGAAGCAGCATCTGGGTCATTGTTCAAAGGCGGCTGGAGGCCAGCAGTTGGGTGGGTTTGCGCGATTGCGTTCGCATACCACTTTATCCTAAAAGATTTGATTGTATTTGGATGTGCGGTAGCTGGTATAGAAGTGCCAGAACTGCCTGAGTTTGATATGGGTACACTCCTAACTGTTCTCGGCGGAATGCTAGGAATCGGTTCACTCAGAACCTACGAGAAACAGAAAGGACTTACTAAATGAGTTTTTCATTATCACAGAAAAGCCTAGACAGGCTTAATGGTGTAGACAACAAACTAGTACAAGTTGTTAAATCAGCTATTGATTACACTAAAATAGACTTTGGTGTAACGTGTGGTCTTCGAACTGTTGAAGAACAGCAGCAGTTGGTAGATAGCGGAGCATCACAAACAATGAATAGTAAACACATTGGCGGTAATGCTGTTGATGTTGTTGCGTATATTGGCCCACGGATTACATGGGAACTTAATGTTTATGATGACATTGCTGATGCCTTTAAAACAGCAGCTATGGAACACGATCTAGCTTTACGTTGGGGTGCAGCGTGGCATATACCTGATATCCGAGAGTGGCAAGGCTCTATGGAAGATGCTATGAATGCTTATGTTGACTTGCGTAGACGACAAGGTAGACGACCATTTATTGACGCTCCACATTTTGAGGTTGGATAATGGGTTCAGTAAAGCTAACAAAATTCTTAGGTGAAGCTCCGAAAATATCTTCGGAGCTACTTCCTGATGGCGCAGCTCAAAATGCGTTTAATGTTAAGCTTTACTCTGGTGATCTTATTCCTTATCGAACACCTAAACTAGTAGAGTCTATCGGTAGAACAGGTACTATCCAGACTTTATATAAACTTACAAATCCTACAGATAACAGCAATGTATTTCTTACTTGGCTTAATGATGTAGATATTGCTACAGGTTCAGCACCTTGGACTACAACATCTTCTACTGAGGATGACGAGCAGCGTTATTATTACACGGGTGACGGCACACCTAAAGTATCAAACTATGCTCTGGCTACTAATGGAAGTGCTCCGTATCCTGTGACTGATGGCTACTATGATTTAGGATTACCATTACCTACAACTACAGCCACAGCTACAGCTACTTCTTTTGCTGTTGTAAATTCGACACACTATGAGCGAGATAGTGGTAATACTGCAACATATTATGGCTCAACATCTCACAACTTACGCTCAGGTAATATTGTATCTGTTAGAGATTTTGGGACATCTGATGAAGCCAAAGGTTTTAATGCTACAAACGTAGAAGTTACTGTACTTAATAGTACTGATTTTCAGTATTTTAGCCCGGGTGACCAAGTATCTAAAACTGCAAATACCAGCGGTCGTGCTGAACTTGCAGGTAATACACAGATTAGGACATATGTTTACACATGGGTAACACCTTGGGATGAAGAGTCTATCCCTTCACTACCTTCAAACGAAGTATATATTAAAGAAGGCCAGACTGTTACTGTGTCTGGATTACCACAAGCAAAACCTAGTGATCCTACTCGTAACTTTGTTAGAGGTATTAGGCTTTATAGAACTGTAGTATCTTCTGCAGCTACTGAGTATTTTCAGTTAGCCACTTTATGGTTTCCAACGGCTACTACTAAAGTAAAACGAGATAGTGGTGTAGTTACCTTAACTTTAGCTGAGCCACATAACTTTATTGTTGATGACAGATTTAAATTGTCTGGCACAACTACAGATGGTGGCAGTATGAATGGCACGTTCTCTGTAGCTTCTATTGTAGATAAATATACTTTTACATTTAGTGATTCAGGTAGTGATGTAGGTGAAACTGCAGATACTAACGGCACTGTGTTCCATGATGTTGCTGAATCTTTAGACGATACAGCTAGATATTGGGGTGATAGTTCTTATAATTTTACGGATGATTTTCTTGTATCGGGTTTATCTAGAGTATTAGACTCAGAAGATAACGATCCACCACCAACTGGTATGAAGGGCATCCGTGCAGCACACAATAACATTCTTATTGGATTTTTTGATAATCAGCTTTGTTTTTCTTTTCCTGATAAACCTCACGCTTGGCCTGAACGTTTTAGGCTTACGTTTGATTCAGACATTGTAGCAATAGAACCTATACAAGGTTTTATTCTCGTACTTACAAAAGAGTATCCATATCAAGTATCAGGTAATGATCCTGCTACTATGGTGTCTGCTCGTATTGATACGTTGTATCCATGCCTTGCTAAAAAGTCAGTAGTCAATATGGGCTTTGCAGTTGTATGGGCTACACATGGAGGGCTTGCTAGTTATTCTCCTTCAGGCGGTATTGATCTTATTACTAAGTTTGTCCACGACTGGGATACTTGGACTACTGCTTTAGACCCAGCGACTTTGATTGGGCATTACCACGAAGGTAAATATTTTGGTTCACATAGTAGTGAATCATTTATATTTGAGCGTGATGATAAGGTGGGCGGATTTTTTGTAAGTATACAATATACATTTAGTGCTGCCTGTACTGATTATGAAACAGGTGTAATGTATTATATTGGTGATAACCAAGGTAGTCTTTATGAGTGGGATAATAGTGGTGAAGTGCTTTCTCCTCTAGAATGGAAGTCAAAAACTATTGTTACCAAAGATTACATGAATCTTGGAGCCGCTAGAGTTATTGCAGATTTTCAAACACCTGACGCAGAAACAGAAAACATACAAGCTTACAACGCTACCGTACCAGCTTATAACAATGCTATATGGGCTAAAAGTATACAGCTTGGCTGTATTAACGGGCCTACAGATTATATGGATGCAGGCACTAGAGTAGAAAATAAAGGTACTTTAAACGCTTTTGCAATTAACGCAGACGGCCAAACACGTTTTCCAAAAGACATAACAGGTGTGTTGCCAGTTACCTTTAAATTGTTTGTAGACAAACAGTTGATTTTCCAAGGTACAGTTAGCAGTGACGAAATATTTAGATTGCCGACAGGCTACAGAAGTGATACATTTGAAGTTGGAGTATCAGGTTCGTCAAGAATAAGGGCGATACACATAGGTGAAACTCCATATGGATTGAGGACAGCATGAGTGTAGCTAACAGATTTACAGGTGTGCCAGCAGTGCCACAAGGGGGTTTTACAGATTACCAAACTGTACTTATTGGTGCAGTAAAAGAAAATGTAGAACTATTAACTGGACTCCGTGGTGAAGTTGACACTGTAAGTAAAGCTGTGACCCAAGGTCAAGTTACAGTAAACGAAATGGGTACTCAAAAGATGCAGCAAGTAACTGCTAAGGGTACTGGTTTTACAATCAGTAGCCAAGAAGTTGCTGGTCTTGACGACTTTAGTAAGCTTATTCTTGATGTTCAAACTTTGGCTGGTGATGTAGCTGAAATGAGAGCAACCCTTAATTTTCTAATCAGACAATTGAAAGGACGGTAAACATGGTAATGAAACCTACAACTGATCCTATGATGCAAGAACAGGCTCCTGCTGCTCAAGCTCCCGCATTAGTAAGTCCAGCTGTACCTGAGTCTGTATCATTGGATTTACCAGCGAGTATTGAAACACTAATTACAATGCCAGCACCCCCCGTTGTACAAAGTGCAATGGGCACGATTCCTACAGGTGTAGGAACTGGCAATCCGCAATATCCAGCTTTGGATTTTAGAATGCAGCCTGCGAACTACCAAGAAGGTGGTATGGTTCAACCGGGTCTGCAGCCACAGATGGCTCAAGGGCCAATGAATCCAGCTATGATGGACGGACAAATTAATCAAACTTTGTCACAAAACCCAGAAGTTGTAGCTAGAATACGAGCAGCTATTGAGGCAGGTGTTCAATCAGGCGAGCTTGATATTAACGAACTTAACATGATTATTCAGCTTGCTAAGACAGTACAGCAAAACCCATCTATGTATCCTCAGATTAGACAGATGGCTATCCAACGAGGAATTATTCCAGCTGAAGAAATTCCTGAGCAGTACGATGAGGGATTGATTACTGCCATTATTATGGCGGCAAAAGCTATGGAAGCTGATGTGCAGATTGAAGGTGCAGAAGGAATGCAACCACAAATGATGAATGACGGTGGTATTTTAAAAGGGCCATCACATGCAGAAGGCGGGATTCCAGTTAAA